AATTCATCACTTATAAACTGTGATTATTGTTAGTTACCTCTAAACTGGACCTATATTACAAGACACACATTGATGATCACTCTTCGTCCCCACCAGCAAACTGCACTTAACACTTTGCGCACCCATTCTTTGGGTCAGGTTATTGTTCCCACTGGTGGTGGCAAGACCTTGATTCAAATTAAGGATGCAATGTGGCGTTTTGAGGTTAAGCAGCACAGGACAATCCTTGTGGTTGCTCCTAGATTGTTGCTTGCTAATCAACTCTGTGATGATTATCTTCAGCACATTGATAATGCAAATGCAATTCATGTTCACAGTGGTGACACCAAACATTTCAGAACCACTAAACCTGAGCAGATTAGACTTGCCAATGAAATGTGCAAAACTGTTGGTGTTCATAGTCTTATCTTTACCACTTATCACAGTCTGCATCGTATCGTAGAGAGTGGAATTGACATTGATACTGTGTACTTTGATGAGGCACATAACAGTGTTCAGCGTCACTTCTATGGTCCCACTGATGTACTTGCTGACAAGGCAGATCGTGCCTTCTTCTTTACTGCTACACGCAAATGTTCTGCTGTTGCACATAAACCAGGCATGAACTGGGTTGAAACTTATGGTCAGGTGATTGCTAGGGTTTCTGCACCTGAACTGGTGGAGGGTGGTTACATTTTGCCACCTAAAGTTAAGGTGATTGAGATGGATAAGCACCCTGTAAAGTCCATCACTCCTAATATGGATGCAGAGAACATTATGGCATCTATTGATGACTTGGAACTGAAAAAGATTCTTGTTTGTGTTAAGACCACCAAGCAGTTGACGCAACTTATGCAAACAGATTTTGTATATGAGTTGCAACAAAGAGACTACAATTACCTCTACATCACTGCTAAAACTGGTGCTGTAATCAATGGCAAGAAAGTATCTAGGGAGAAATTCTTTGACACCTTGAACACTTGGGGCAAAGATCCTAGCAAGAAATTTGTTGTTCTTCACAGGTCAATCCTGTCTGAGGGTATCAATGTGAGTGAGTTGGAAGGTGTTGTGTTCATGCGCAACATGGATGCCATTGAGATGACTCAAACCATTGGTAGGGTGATTAGAATTGGGCAGAAGTCTAAGACTTATGGTATGCTTTGTGTGCCTGTTTATTCTAATGTAGGTGTTGCCACTGAGAGAAGTATTCAGAGGGTTGTTGACACTGTATTTGAAAAAGGTGAGATGCTTGATTCTATTGTGAAGAGGTAATGAACTACACTAAAACACAACTAATTGATGCACTTGTGGCAGAATATGATTATCTCTGCCATGATGATTTTGATCCAGAAGTAGATCAAACTCCAGAAGAATACCATCAGTATTTGATTAAAATGACCATTGATGAGTTAGTGGAAGAAACTAGCACAGGTGAAGGATACACTTTAGATGAGTGGATGGAGCATTGGGGATGAAAGGACAACCAACAAATAGTAACATCCTGGATGTTAATCCAGGACCATTATCCTTCACTATAGGTGATTGGGATGATGCACAATTATTCTATGCAGCAGTTCCTATCAATGGAAATAAACTTGCTATTGTTCATCAAGCAAACATCATCAAGATATGCAGGAACACACAATCTGCCAGAAACTTTATAGCAAAGCACCAGAAAAAACGTAAGAAGATTGTTAGTTACCCACAAAGTGGACCCATTGTATGACAAGCACTAAAATGACTCAGACACACATTGAACATCCTGAGGACACCATTCTGACTGGTGACCTGTCTGCCATTGAAGCACTTTACTGCAAAGAAAGCAAAGTATCCATGAAGATGGATGGAATGTCTTTAGTTTGGGGCACCAATCCTGACAATGGTGAGTTCTTTGTCTGCACAAAGGCAGCATTTAACAAGAAGAAAGACAGAAAGTGTTACAATCATGATGACCTTTACAAGCACTTTGGTCATCAAATGCAAGTGTTTGAGGTTCTATCACATTGCCTGAAGTATCTGCCTAGAACTGAGAACATCTATTGGGGTGATTGGTTGGGGTTTGGTCGCACTCACATTGTGCAACAAAATACCCTAACATATGTTTTTGCAGAGAAACCTTCACAAAAACTTATCATTGCACCTCACACTAAAGTAACTATTGCTGGTGAATTTTGTAATGCTATTTGTGAACCACTGGATGGAATCTTTGATGATACTGCTATCATCAAGTGGGTACAACCTTCAGTTGATCGTATGCCACCAACTGAGTTTGACATCACTGATTTAGATACAAGCAAGGTACAGTTTATGTCTCCTTCAGAGGCATCTGTGGCACTCCGTAACATCAATGGATTGATTAGGGAGGGTGTTGACCTTACTGACACTGTTTTACTTGATGTGTTGGGTGACATCTACCTTGTCAATCTTTACCTGATGGTGGTAGAGATGAAAGAGGAAGTTATGGACAGTTTCATCATCAATGATGCCCCAATGTCCTTCATCTATGATGACATTGAGGTTGATGGTGAGGGGTTTGTTATGTCAAATGATTATGGAACTTTCAAACTAGTTGATCGTCCTTGCTTTGCTTATGCTAACTTCAACTCAGGCAAATTTGCAAAGAATTAAAGTTAGTTACCTTTAAAGTGGACCTATAGTATGAGAACACAATCAATGGCAAAAACAATCTTCCAACTAACACCACCTGAGCAACAAGCAAAATGGGATGACATTATGGGTCAAATGTGTCAGTTTGTCAGTGAATCAAATGCTGACATTGATATGGCATATGATTGGGTATGTGAGATGATGGAATGTGATGGATTTGTAGAGAATGAAACAGCATGGGATTCTTTCTATGATACATTCACTGAAGCATATGCTGCTGCTGAATGAACATTATTGATCAAACATTTCAACCCTATCACACTTTTCTAATGCAAACTGCTGAACTTTCTATCACCAACCTTGGTGCTGATAAAACTCTCTTTCTGCTTGAAGCATTGCTTGAAACTGTTAATAATAAGTGGAAGGTCAATTCTATTGAATCAGGCAGGTGTGTTTATACTAATTGGGAATATGAAGTAGGAAGGAAATATATTAAAGTATGGCAATTCATGGTTGTCAATGGTGAGAGAAACAGGGGCAGGAGTTGTGTTATGTTTGTTGATAAAAATACTGGTGCTTGCTATAAATCAGCATCATACAAAGCACCTGCTGTAGGTATCAGGTTCTGGATCAATCAATTAGCAGATAACCCAGATATTTGTGATGAGCATGGTTCTTTTCTTTACATTCGTTAATAAATATAACAACCCCTATGAACATTCTAGTGACTGAAGACAAACAAATTGTTGAGATTCCTGATGGATCAGAATTGATTGATGATACATTTTATGTCTGGAAAACTAGGTTTGATTTGCACTCTACCATGACAAAAGAAGGGAGGAAGATGCTTACCTCCCTAGAGAAAGATGAGGCAATTAAGATGACCAGATGGCATCTTAAATGTGAGCAGGATGGTACAATGAAAGATTACACTTATGTGATTGGTGATGCAAATGTGAGTGGAAAACTGTAGATAGATTGTTAGTTACCTCTAAAGTGGACCTATAGCATAAGCACACTTCAAAATTATGAAATTCACTATCACTGACAAAAAAGTATTGATTAACAACATGAATCACACTGTGACTGCTGTTAATGGATTAGACAGAATTGGTATCAACACCAGACTGCATTATATCAATGAAGAACTCCTTAAGTTACGCACAAAGCAGTCTGAGTTAGTAGCAATGAGAGATGAACTTGACAGGATTTGTGAGATGCAAGAGGCAGGAGAATCTGCTGATGATTGTGATAACTTGTTTGAGCAAATGTTTGGTTTTGATGAGGCAGCATGACTAAAAAACAAGTTCTTGACATTGTAGGTAAAACTGCAAACAAAATTGATCCTAACATGGACAGACTAGAGAAATTTGATGTATTTTGTAGAGTCTGTGATAGTGCATTAGAAGACTTCAGAATCACACAAGAGCAACACAAAAGGTGGACTAACATTTTCTGATAGATTGTTAGTTACCTCTAAAGTGGTCCTATAGTATAAGCAACCAACCAATGAAACCCTATCCCCTTGGCATTGATAACCCCATCCTAGTTAAGGGTGTATGGGGTTCACATAAGTGGGCATTGTATTGGAAGGAAGATATGCAAAAGATCGCAACATTCTCCAATCAATTCACTGCTTATCAGGCAAGATCTTTTATCCTTGAATCATTATGACACACAAAAACCCCTACATTCAAACCCTAGTTGAGATGGGTTATGACAAACAAGATGTTCAGGTAGCATCAACAATGTTTCAAAAGAAAACATTTCCCTGTGTAATCCATGGCAGGCAGTTTGATACTGAAGAACAGTATCATGCTGAGTTGCATGACTTTATGAATGGAATGTGATTATGAAAAAACTTAACAAATTCAGAAAAGATGGTGTTCAGGATAGAGTCATTGAAGGTTATCTGTCTAACCCAGAATTTATGACAGAATTTCTTCACAACTATCTTGACAATCTAAGTCATAAAGAATGGACTGATATGTTTCAAAATTATCTAAACAAAACACACAACTGATGAAAACCACCACAGCAACTTACAAAATTGATGTCACTCTAGAGGGTGGCAAAGGTGTTATTTTTGAGAAAACAATGCCAACCAAACCAACAACACAAAAGGGCATTAAATCACAAAACAACAAACTAGAACAATGGGCAATGAATAACTTTCCAAACTGTAAAGAAATTAACATCACCCCTATTAACTAATCATGATTGAGTTTATCATTGCTACTGCTATTCTAGTTGGAAAAGCAGACATTTCTCATAATAAAGTAATGTATGAGTTTCTCAATGAGGATGGAACAATCACTACTGTAGTTAACACTGAAATTGATGCAATTTAGTTTGAATTAAAGTTAGTTACCTCTAAACTGGACCTATAGTATGGATACCACTCAAACAATGACTTCAACCTATCAGACACAACTCACAGACCAATCCTACAATGGATGGACTAATTATGAAACCTGGAATGTTTCACTTTGGTTGCAAAATGATGAAGGTTTGTATGATCTTGCCAGAGGATGGGCAGAGCATGGATATAAGTCACTTTCACACATGTTGATTGAGATGAGTCCTGCAACTCCTGATGGTGTTAAGTGGGATGATGATTCTCTCAACATTATTGAACTTAATGAGATGCTAAGTGAGTTGTGATTAAAGTTAGTTACCTCTAAAGTGGTCCTATAGTATAAGGGTTCAGTCTTCTCACTCCCACTTCTCTCCTAGCATTGTTTCTGAGAGTTTGCTTCACTGACCCCCAAAACATTTTTCACACTACTAACACACATCATGCGTAAGATTGAATCACAAATGATTGAAGCAATCAATCAAGAGAAAGATTGGAAATCAGGAAATACTAAAGTCATCAATTTCTATAATGATGGTAAAGAGGTTGTTGTTACTTCTGTTTTCCTGCATGATAACTTGATTGCTGAAATTCAGGATGATTCTGTGACTATCTTTGATGGTGGTTGGCAGACTAATACAACTAAGAGCAGATTAAATGCCTTATGTGATGCTTTCTGTGTTGAGGGTGAGGGAGTATTTCAAAGCAACTTTGAGTGGTATGTGAGGTTATTCACAGGTGCAATCAATGGTAAGAGTATATTCACCACCAAAGAATTCACCAATGGTTTTGTATTCTCATGAGATTACTTTTTCTATTTCTGTTTGTTATCTTAGGTGCCAATCTTATGATTGAACTATTAGATTCCAATCTAGTTGATACAATGCAAGAAAGAAAGGATGCAATAGAAAGACTTACTAACCCACCCTCAAACCTCATTCAATGACAACATCTAATCTTTCTAAAATCAAAACTAAGTTCAGGACTCAAGGTAACATCACTGGCAATTTTGGTAAACCTAAAATGAAAGCAGGAACCAACACTAAACTAGGACTATCTGATAAACCCAAAGGGGCAGTAAGTGTTACTAGAGAGAAGGATTATATCATTAGATTGTATGATGCCCTAGAGGTTACTGATGACCCTAAACTTAAAAAGTTCCTAACTTTTGAAATTAAAAAGTATCTCATTAAAACAAACCAATGGCATTCATAAGTTCTCCCCTTGGACATCTACCAACAAACACAATGAACTCAGAACAACTTACAAAACTCAAGTCAGTCTTCTGTATTTCAGTAACAGATAGCATGGATATTGAAACCCTCATTGAAATTGTTTATGAGCAACTTCTCAAGAGTTATGATAGTTATGATGAGAGAGATATGCAAGAAGAAATAACCTCTTATTTCAATGATGATGGAGAGGAGTATAACAACCTACTGAGAGAGGTTACGCCTATTTCCTAAGACTTGTGCCCCTAAGTGTTGACTATGTGGGGCATATAAGTTATACTATGTGGAGCACATGTGTGGGTCACATAGTAATGCCTTTCTCCTCTAAATTTCCTAATCTGGGTAAGACTGTGAAAACTAGAATCCCTGAATCTTGCTATCACCATGTTGTCACATTGCTGGATGAATATGAGAGGATTGCAGAGGTAAAAGGTACTATCTTTCTATCACAAATGCAGGGGAGATTGGAAGATAGTTTGATTAACATTAAGTGATCATGTGGGGCACATAGAATGTTAGTGTGGGGCACACATCTGGGGCACATAGATGTATGTGGGGCACATGAAATAAATGTGTAATTAAATATACTTAGGTTTAGTGATCTTAGGGTGCAGTCTATCACACACTCTCCCTAATGTCAACCCCTCACAGACACTCTGAGAACCTCCACAACCCCCCTAGACAGCATTACAAATGCCTGCTATATTATAAGAGTGAAAGACACAGATAAGACCTTATGATTAGATAGTCCTGGTGATGACTATAAAAGCACCACTATGTAACACAAACTCTCATTATGACACGCACACTTGCTTTTGAAATGCTGGCACAGGGTAACACTGGTGCAGAAATCCTAGAGATTCTGGATGTTATTCAGCAGGACACAGATTCCTCTGCTAATGTAGTAGAGAATGAAACTAGTATTACAGTGGAATTCTGATATCTACTGTGTGCCCCATATATGTTGTTTATGTGGGGCACATATGTGGGGCATATGTAAATTCTATGTGGACCACATAGATTGTTAGTTACCTCTAAAGTGGTTCTATAGTATAGACACACAATCTTCCATGCACACTGAATCATTCACCCAAGCACTATATAATCTCATTGATTTGAAGATTATAGACACAGATGAATATTTAATGCTGGGTGATTGGTTTACTACCACAGAAGAATTGGATGCCTATCTAACAGCAAGGGAGGACATTCTTATTTGACACATAGGGGGCACATGTGGTAGAATGACAGTGTTGTGAATATGACAGTGATTTATGGGGGTAAGCGTTGGGGTCTGGGGGGCGTAGGATCCTAAGAAATAAAATAACCCCCCCCCTACGAAAAAGACCGGTCTAGGGCAACCTACAAAAGTATATACCCCTGAGACTTATATCAAGTCTTTTTTGTGCGCCCATATATAATTTCAAAACTAAAACCACTTTATGCAAAAAAATTCCCCAGAAAAAATTTACCATATTTACTTGAAGGGAAAATGTGTTTATAACTGCTTAAATGAAAAGAAGTTTACTGATATCTACAATACCATGCGTGAGATGGTGGAACTATTAGACACACAGTATGATGTAGAGGACATCACCTTTGAGGTAGTGGAAACCACAGCAAACCTAGAAGAACATAGTTACTAGGGTGGTTTACCACACTAGTGAAAACATTAGTTTGAGTTGACAGCATCTATATAAACTGCTAAACTGACATTGTAGTGAATTATCAATCATGGCAAAAGGATTTACTGTAAAGGCATCAGCGCCCCCAAAGAAGGATAAAGGACCTGAGTGGGACTATGATGCTATTAAGGCAAGAATGAAAGGTAAGACAATTGTATTCTGTCTGCCTGGACGTGGAGTATCATATACATTTCTGAAGAACTTTGTACAACTGTGCTTTGATATGGTACAGAATGGAATGAGTATTCAGATTAGTCAAGACTACTCTTCAATGGTTAACTTTGCACGTTGTAAGTGTTTGGGTGCTAATGTATTGCGTGGTCCTGACCAGGTGCCTTGGGATGGTAAACTTCACTATGATTATCAACTATGGATTGATAGTGACATTGTGTTTAGCACTGAGAAGTTCTGGCAACTATGTGACCTTTCACTGAATGAAGAAGGTGAAGAGAAAGAAATCACTGCTGGTTGGTATTCTACAGAAGATGGTAAGACTACTTCAGTAGCACACTGGTTGGATGAAAGTGATTTCAGAAACAATGGTGGTGTTATGAATCATGAGATGGTTGATAGCATTCAGAATCGTAAGAAACCATTTACAGTAGACTATACTGGATTTGGATGGGTAATGATTCAGAAGGGTGTGTTTGAAGACTTCAATGAAGATGGTACTAAGAAGATACCATATCCATGGTTTGCACCTAAGATGCAAGTCTTTGAGTCTGGTGCAGTACAGGATATGTGTGGTGAGGATGTCTCATTCTGTTTAGATGCTATTGAAGCAGGATATGAGATCTGGTGTGATCCAAGGATTAGAGTGGGTCATGAGAAAATGCGTGTAATCTAAGAGGTATTAAATTATGGCAAAAGTTAAGAAGTCACTGTTGGGTTCAGTATTCATTGAATCCCAACCCAAGAAAACTAGACAAGGTAATGGGAAGCACACAAAGTATGCTGCAACCAGCAGTAATAATGCTAAGAAGCGTTATAGAGGTCAAGGAAGAGGATAATACATCAAAGGCACTTACATAGGTGCCTTTTTTTATGTTATAATTAAATTAGCGGAAAATCTCTCGTCTCTCTATGGCATGTTTAATTTGTAACCTCCCTAATGTGGAGGTTTATGTAAGAAAAGAATATCTTACTGACCATACTTCTGGTTGGGGTGAGTTTGTAAAAGGTTGGTGGGTATCAGCAAAGAGTATTCCTGGTAGGGCATTTTATTTTGAAACCTATCTACCAGAATATGCTGCAATGTATGATAAACTACCTATCAGTGCATTTGTATCAGAACCAACGACACCTGACCCTGATATGAATCTGTATAATCTACAGTTCTGGAATTGTATGGACTATGGGATTGTAGCAGTTCAGAAGCAGTTCATTGGATCAATGGACTATGAGGTGCTGACAAGGGACCATGGCATCCAGAAAGGCACCTATGTGTGTACTATTGATAATTACCACCAGGACATTGATACTGTTGATTACAGCACCTCTGAGATACCATCTGAGCATAAGTCACATAACCTGATTGAATTGAACAATGGTCAGTATTGTTTGTATCCTAATAATAGAACGCGTATCTATGATAATAGTCTAACTCCAGAAAATCCAAAGATGCCTGACTTCAAGGTATCTACTGAGTTTTACCAGGTGGAGAATGGTCATGACAGAATGGGACTTGGTGATGAAGACTCATATTACTGGAAAACTGCACAGGATAAAAAGAAGGAAATCAACGATCTTGTAGATCCTCTTTAAATTTTTTAATAACCCCTATAAATAAAGACATATCATAGTGTCTAGATCATGCCTGTTCAAAGGGTAAGTAAACCTTTTAAAGATATAAGTGCTACTTTTCAAACAAATCCTTTGAACAGTGATCTTATTGCGTTAAACAATTCTAATGCAATATCAAGAGCAATTCGTAATTTAATATTAACTGTACCTGGTGATAAACCATTTCAACCAGATTTGGGTTCTGAAGTATATGAATCATTGTTTGATCAATTAGATCAAATTACAGCAACATCAATACAATCACAAATTGAAAATACTATTATAAAGTATGAACCTAGAGTAAAATTAAGTAGTGTTGATGTAAAATCAAATATCCCTAATAATGCTTTTGATGTCTTAATTACTTATGAAGTCATTGGTGTTGAACTTCCAACCCAACAAATTAGTTTCGCATTAGAGCTCACTAGGTAAATGCCTTTAGTAAATTTCAGCAATCTAGATTTTAATCAAATCAAAACATCCCTAAGGGATTACCTTCGAGCGAATTCAAACTTTACTGATTATGATTTTGAAGGTTCTAATCTTTCAACTATTATTGATCTGTTAGCATATAACACATATATCAATTCATATAATGCTAATATGGTGACCAATGAGGTCTTCATTGATAGTGCTACATTAAGAGAAAATATTGTATCATTAGCAAAGAACATTGGATATACTCCAAGACCAAGAAGGTCAGCAAAGGCATTAGTTTCATTTGCTGTTGATGTAAGTGGTACAACAACTGTTGCTGTCACCTTGAAGAAAGGAATTGTTGCTACCACTGCTGCAACCTTTGGTGGTCAGAGTTTTACCTTCTCTATACCAGAGGACATTACAGTTGGTGTTAATGACAGTGGATTAGCATTGTTTGATTCAATCACAATTTATGAAGGTGTACATATTGAAGAATCATACAGTGTAAATTCAAGAACACCTAATCAAAAATACATTCTTAATAATAGTGGTATTGACACTAATTTAATTAGAGTTAATGTACAAGATTCAGAAAACTCCACTATTGTTAGAAAATTTACACAATCAAAAGGATTGTTTGATGTAAAGGGTGATTCACCTGTATTCTATCTACAGGAAGTAGATAATGAAAGGTATGAAATCTTATTTGGTGATGGTATCTTTGGATTACCTATACAAGAACCAAATGTAGTTAAAGTTGGATATATTGTATCAAATGGTGAAGGTGGAAATAATCTATCAAGACTGTCTTATTCTGGACAATTAGTTAATAATAATGGTGCTTCAATTACAACAAATATTACAACAATGTTTGTTGATCAACAAAGTTATGGTGGTGCCCAAATTGAGAGTGTAGAATCAATTAAGAAGTATGCACCTCAGATTTACTCTTCACAAAATCGTGCTGTAACAGCAGTTGATTATGAAGCAATGATTCCAAAGATTTATCCTGAAGCAGAATCTGTCTCTGCTTTTGGTGGTGAAGAACTTACTCCTCCAAAATTTGGAAAAGTATTAATCGCAGTTAAACCAATTAATGGTGTGTTTCTTTCAAGCACTGTAAAGAATGATATTTCCAGACAATTAAAGAAATATTCAGTTGCTGGGATTATACCTGAGATTGTTGATTTAAAATATCTGTATGTTGAGACTAATTCATTTGTATATTATAATGAGAATAAAGCACCCAGTTCAACAACAATAACTGGTGCTTGTAGAAATAATATTAATTCATATGCAAATTCATCAGAGTTAAATAAATTTGGTGCAAGATTTAAGTACAGTAAATATCAAAATGTTTTAGACAATAGTCATGTTTCTATAACATCTAACATTACTACTGTAAATATGCGCAGAGACTTGCAAGTTTTACTAAATGCATTTGCAGAGTATGAGATTTGTTTTGGTAATAGATTCCATATCAAAAATCATGGTCATGGAACACATGGTGGTGAGATTGGTTTTAATATTAAATCATCTGGTTTTAAAGTAGCAGGAATTACTGATACAGTTTATCTTGGTGATTCACCAGATCAATCATTGAAGACTGGTACAGTGTTCTTATTCAAACTTAATTCTGATACTGAATATGTAATTGTAAAGCAGAATGTTGGTACAGTTGATTATGTAAAGGGTGAAATAATGTTGTCACCAATTAATATCATTTCTACTGTAGTAAATAGAGGTGAGGCACTGATTGAAATATCTGCTACACCTTATTCTAATGATGTAATTGGTAAGCAAGATCTTTATCTTCAACTTGATACATCTAATGTTTTGATAAATGCTGTGACAGATGAAATTGCATCTGGTGATGATATTTCAGGAAGTAACTACATTGTTACTTCTTCCTACTCAAATGGAAAACTTGTTAGGGGAAAGGAGATTTTATCATCTCCATCTACCATTTCAACTACTTCAACATCAAATTCAAGTAGTAATCCAATTGTTCAGGCAGAGAATACTGTTACAGTAATATCTGGAATGGATGGTACAACAACCTCAATAACAACTACATATCCTTCTGGATCATCTAGTACATCTAGTTCATCATCAAGTTCATCAGGTTCATCTTCAGGTTATTAATAAGAAATGGCGGTAGATAGAGTACAAATTCAGGATGTATTATCATCCCAAATTCCTTCCTATGTACAGGATGATTTTCCTTTACTTGTAGATTTCTTAGAAGAGTATTACATTTCTCAAGAAACACAAGGTGGGTCTCTTGACCTTATTGAAAATCTTGATCAATATGTAAAAGTTGATGAACTTACAAATCTAAAGACAGAGGCATCACTAGGTACTGATCTTACATCTGTTTCAACATCTATCACTCTTTCTTCTGATACCAACTTTACATATGGATTCCCTGAAAAAAATGGTCTGATACAAATAGATAATGAAATAATAAAGTATAGTAGTAAAACTGCAACCACCTTAGAGGGGTGTGTAAGGGGTTTCAGTGGTGCTACACAGTATGTTGATACACTTATACCAGACAAGCAGACATTTACTTCTACTTCACCTGAAACACATAAAACAGGTGCTACTGTTAAGAATCTGAGCGTACTTTTCTTACAAGAATTCTTTACAAAGTTAAAGACACAAATCACACCAGGATTTGAAAATAGAACTCTTGCTACACAATTAAATGAAAAGAATTTTGTTATTGGTGCTGATAGTTTTTACAAATCAAAAGGCACAGATGAATCATTTAAAATTCTCTTCAAAGCAATTTATGGTGTTGATGTAGACATCATTAAACCAAATGATTTTCTTCTTAGACCATCTGATGCTAACTATGTTGTTAGTCAAGATTATGTTGTAGAAAAATATGTTGGTGATCCTTTTGAACTTAAGAATAGAACAATATATCAAAATTCTACTAACTCAAGAGGAACTGTAACAAAAGTTGAAAAGTTAAATGTAGATGGTGATTTTTATCAAATTTCTATTGATACTGGATATCAGCGTGATATTGATGTAAATGGAACAATATATGGAAAGTTTGAACCAAATTCAAAAACAATTCTTGTTAATAATGTAAGTGTTGGATCAACAATTATAGATGTAGATTCTACTGTTGATTTTGAATCATCAGGTTCTCTTTCACTTATTGATGATGATGGTAATGAATTCATCACCAATTACACTGATAAGAATTTAACTCAGTTTATTGGATTGACTACAACAACATCCACCTTTACAAAAGGTATTGATGTTAGAAAGGATGATTTTACTTTTGCAAGTATCAGTGGAGATGAACAAATAAGAGTAAGAATTCTTTCTACTTTACAAGCAGTTGAATATGATGGAGAAAATTTTGGATTAAGTGTAGGAGATAGGATTAGTTTAAAGACTATTGGTGTAGAGGATGAGACAATTAAATCTGATTGGTTTTACAATGTAAAATCAAAACTTGATATCAAATCTATACATCTCTCTAATCCTAGCAGCAACATATACACAATAGAATTTATAGATAATCATGATTTAGTTGTTGGATATAAAGTTGAAATAACTGATGTAAATTTAAACGCAATCAAAACTGGTGAAGTAACATCTGTAGATTCAAGTAAAATTTTAAATGTAAAGTTGGTTACACCAATTCCAACAAACACTTTAAATAATACATTTTCACTTGAAAATCAAACTCTTAAGGGTAATTCAGGGAAATTGCCAATTGGAAATATTAATGCCAATGTTCTTAATGCATACAAAAATAATAACAAATATTTAATTGCATCTAATAGTGTACCAAACTATGATGATGAAATAAGATGTGATGATAAAACATTTTTGTTTAGTGGTTCAGCAAATTTTGATATCTTAACCATTTCAAGTAGTCAGGATCATGGTTTATATAATGGTGACTCTGTTTACTATAATAAAAAAATAACTTCTACATCTAGCATTTCTGATGGACAAACTTTTGTAGATGAAACTATTAATGGTTTTAATAATCTGGAAGAGGGTGTTTATTTTGTAAAAAGAGAAAGTGCTTTTTCTATTAAGTTAGCAAATAGTAAAGCAGACTTATACAATAATAAATTTGTAGTTCCTGATGGATCTGTAACTGACAATAAATTTACTTACTATCCATTCTTTGAGAGAACACTTTCTGGTCAAAAGATTTACAGAGAAATTGATGAACCAATTCAGGAAGCAGGTTTATTTACAACAAGTCCTGGAAAAATTGGTGTATTGATTAATGGTGTTGAAATTGATAACTATAAATCATCTGATGTTATTTTTTATGGAGGAGTAAAATCATTTGAAATTACAAGTCCTGGTAAAAACTATGATGTAATTAATCCTCCTGTGATTAATGTTGATGATGTTTCTGGCAGTGGTGTTACAGGAACTGTATCAGTTTCTGGATCAGTTTCTGAATTGAGAATAACCAATAAGGGTTTTGATTATCTGGAAACTCCTGTTGTAACTATTGATGGGGGTCATCCTGCAACTCCAGCAAAAGCAGAAGTCAATTTAATTGCTATTGACCATATTATTCCATTCCAAGCAGGTATTGAATTTAATAATCTTGATGGTGGTGTGGATCTTGCAAATGATATTATTGGATTCTCCACCTTTCACAACTTAAGAGATATTGAACAAGTAACATACAACACTGCAAAAAATCCAGTTGTTGGTCTTGGCACCAATCAGGTTTATTTTGCTAAAGTTGTTGATGGTACTAGAATTAAATTATTCTCTTCATTTGATGAAGCAAATAGTGGAATCAATACGGTTAGTATTACATCTATTGGTAATGGTACACAAACATTCTCTGCAGTTGAAAGAAAAAAAGTTGTAAGTAGTATTGTTGTTTCTGATAGTGGTTCTGAATACAAAAATCAGGAAAGAACAATTGTTTCAAGTGGTATTAGTACATCACTGAATAAATTTACAATTAAAAATCATGGATATAATACTGATGAAATTATCCAGTACACTCCAAAAGGAACTGCCATAACTGGAATTTCTTCTGAAACTGATTATTATGTTGGAAAAATAGATGATGACAATTTTAATCTATACCAATTAGGTACTGGTTCTTTAGAAAAAAGATATTATATTGACAATAATATTATTGCCAATATTGTAAAGGTAGGAGATGGATATTTTAATTACAAACCCATCACAGTAACAGTTTCAGGAAGAGTTGGTGTTAATACATCTTTTGGACAAAATATTGATTGCACATTGCAACCAATCATCAGAGGTAGTATTACAAGCGCAGATGTAAACAATGAAGGTGTTGGTTATGGATCATCTGAAATCCTTAACTTTGATAGAAAACCATCTGTTAGTTTAAACAGTGGCAAAGAAGCACAACTTACTCCAATTGTTGTAAATGGTTCAATAAGAGAAGTCATTGTTAATAATGGTGGAAGTGAATATAATTCACCACCAGATTTAGTTGTTTCTGATGGTAAGTATTGTGAATTAACACCTGTTATTTCAAATGGATCAATAGTATCTGTTATTGTTGTGTCTGGTGGAATAGAATACAATAATGATTCAATTATTACTATTGTTTCTGCGGGAAATGATGGTGCTATTTCTGCCAATGTAAATGAATGGATAATTAATAAATTTGAACAAAAATTTAATAAACTCACTGATGATGATTGTATCATTACTGATGGATCACTTGATGGAACAACTCAACTTGCTCACTTGTATGCTCCTAGAAATATTAGAACATCAGTATATGGTAAGAAATCAAATGGAGAAATTCAATATCAGCATCCTGACTTAACACAGTTATCTGGTATAGAGATTGAATCCAAATATCATTCTCCAATTATTGGTTGGGCTTATGATGGATCTCCAATATATGGTCCTTATGGATATGATAGACCAGATGGTGGCACTGTCAGAAGAATGGTAAGTGGTTACAGTCAAGTTATTTCATCCAATAGACCTCCTTTGAACTTGTACCCTCTTGGTTTCTTTGTTAATGATTATCAATTTGATGATTCTGGTGATTTAAATGAATCAAATGGAAGATTTTGTGTAACTCCTGATTATCCAAATGGTAAATTTGTATATTTCTCAACAATTTCAGAAACATCTGAAAGTACAGGTCCATTTAAAAATTTCAAAAAACCACAATTCCCATACTTAATTGGTAATTCATTCCAACATAAACAGAATGTTTTTAATTACAAAAAAACATCTAACCATGTTGACTATGATTTAGTTAAAAATAATTGGAGAAGAATTACTACACCATACAAAATTAATTCCTTATT